CGATCTCGGGTCCCACAGCGCGGGTCGCGGCCTGTCGCAGCGCCCGGTCGGCCAGGGCCGAGCCGCCTGCGTCGGGGGTGAAGTGGACCCCTTCCAGATGACCGACCACCTCGCCCTCGACCGTCACCTCGCCATCGTCGGCCACCCCCGCGACCGTGTCTGAGCGCACGTTCAGCGCCCGCATCAGGGCCGTGGTGCGCCGGTCCACAAACCGCGCCGTCAGCCGTTCGTGCAATACGTCGCTGAGCCGTTCCTCCAGCGCCTTGGTCTTGTCCCGCCACCCTTGCGCCTGATCCATCCAGTCCGGGCGGTTGGCGATATAGGCCAGGGTCCGCACCCCGGCCAGGCGCGCCGACAGCTGGTCGATCTGGCCGTCGTCGCGGTCCAGATCGTTGAAGCGCGGGGCCACCCAGTCCTCGGTCAGGCGGCCCCGGCGGCTGGTCAGGGCGGTGAAGATCTCCTTCGACAGGCGGGCGTGCTCGTCCAGGGTGGTTTTCTGGAAGTCCGGCAGCTGGCAGGTCTCCCACAGCCGCATCAGGGCGCCGCGCGAGCGGGCGATCTTCTTGATGTCCTCGTCCGAAGCAAAGCGGCGCAGCAGGGTCTCGTCCAAGGCCTGCGCCGTCAGCCGCAGGCCGAAGCGCTCGGGCGACACCGTCAGCGAGCGCAGCAGGTCGGGCAGGGTGTCGAAGTCCAGTCGCCCGTGGCGCCACTCGGCGGCCTCGACCGGATCGAAGCGGTGGCTGACCACCTGTTCGAGGATGTCCTCGTCCAGTTCCTCGGCTTCGCCCGTCACGCCGAAGGTGCCGTCGCGCAGGTGACGACCGGCGCGCCCGGCGATCTGGCCGATCTCGGCGGCGTGCAGCCAGCGGGTGCGCGTGCCGTCGAACTTGCGCAGCCCGGCGAAGGCGACATGGTCCACGTCCATGTTAAGCCCCATGCCGATGGCGTCGGTGGCGACCAGGAAGTCCACCTCGCCCGACTGGAACAGCTCGACCTGGGCGTTGCGGGTGCGGGGGCTGAGACTGCCCATGACCACGGCGGCCCCGCCGCGTTGGCGGCGCAGCAGTTCGGCGATGGCGTAGACCTGCTCGGTCGAGAAGGCGACGACGGCGCTGCGGCGAGGCAGCCGGGTCAGTTTCTTTGACCCGGCGTAGGACAGGGTGGATAGGCGCTCGCGCGTGACGATCTCGGCCTCGGGGACCAGGGCGCGGATCAGCGGGGCCATGGTTCCGGCCCCCAGGAACATGGTCTCGAACCGGCCGCGCGCGTGCAGCAGGCGCTGGGTGAAGACGTGGCCGCGCTCAGGGTCCGCCACCAACTGGATCTCGTCGACGGCCAGGAACTCGACCTGACGCTCCAGCGGCATGGCCTCGACGGTGCAGACGAAATAGGCCGGACGCGGCGGGACGATCTTCTCCTCGCCGGTGATCAGGGCGACGGCGGCGGCCCCGCGCTGCTTGACGATCCGCTCATAGATCTCGCGCGCTAGGAGCCGCAGCGGCAGGCCGATCGTGCCCGAGGCGTGACCCAGCATCCGCTCGACCGCCAGGTGGGTCTTGCCGGTGTTGGTGGGGCCCAGGATCGCCGTGACGCGCGATGGGGCCATGCCTGCGGAACGATCACTCATGCTGTGACGAAGGTGGCGACTTCCGCGCCGGGGTCAAGCGCGGCGATGGCGGGCTGGGTGCGTCGCTATGAGCTCGGTTTGATCGCCAGGGCGAGCGATGAACGGGCTACGAGCTTGGCCATTCGTAAACGGTTTCGGCCAATGGCTGGAACAGGGGCGAAACGAATCAGGACCGAATCAGCGACTCGCTCCGATTCAGGCTTTGTTCCCTACAAGATATTGTAGCTTAACGCGGATTAACCGCTAGGATTTTCTTGCCTAGTGGAAAACCCGGCCTGACCGTCTTTCCCTCGTCCCCGCGACCCGCTAGGGACGACCTGCGTGGCCCCGTAGCTCAGCTGCATAGAGCAAGGCTTTCCTAAAGCCGAGGTCGGGGGTTGGAGTCCCTCCGGGGTCGCCATGCGCTCTCTCCAAGACATTGTAATTACTATCCTAATCCGCCTTTGCGGCAGGGTTGCCCCACTATCAGCCCCACGCAGTGAACGTCTTGTTCTCCATACGTTCTCAATTGTAGGAGTCCCTCGGGTCGGCAACCTGGAGGACGATATGAACACGCAACCCTGTGGACCTGACGAAGCCTTTGCCCGCGACCTGGCCGAACTTGACCGGGAGCTTGAGATGCGCCGCGAGCCGGAGATACCCGCGCCGACGCTCGATCTGGTCGCGGGCCTGATCGCCGGCATGACCCTGGTCGGGCGGCCTTCGCGATGACCGCCGGGCACGACACCGAGTTGGCGGACCTGATGATGCAGCTGGTCGGCCTGGATCTGACCAGCGCCGACGGCCGGGCCGGATCTGGCGCTATCCTGCGTGAGATCGAGGCCAAGGCGCCGGGCTCCATAGCCAGGATGCAGGCGGGCCTCGCCTTGCGCCGGTCAGGAGCTTCGCTTCTGGCCGAGGGGCAGCCGGACGCCTGACCAATGGCCGAACCCATCAGCCGCATGATCGACCGCGGCGCTAAGATCCGCTGGCACTGCGACGTGTCGGTGAACCACCACGGAGATGCGGACCTGAAGCGGATCGCCAAGGCAAAGGGCGGCGATTACCGGCTGGCGAACAAACATCCGCCGTGTCGCATTCCAGGCTGCCCCGGCATCGTCACCTTCAAGGATTGCAGCAGCCAGTTCCCCGTTCCGCTCGACACCATAACCGACCGCGACGACGCATGGTGGGCGCTCAGCGAGAAGCGTCGGGCGCAACTGAAGGCGCTCGGCTATCAGATGGAGCTGGGGAAATGGGTTGCCCCCAAGAAAGAAGCCCCCCGCTAATCAGGCGAGGGGCAGGTTCACATCATTGAAGAAGAGGACAGAGCGGCGCTTACTGCCGGGCCACCGCTCATACAGCCGGCACTGCGATTGATGAACGGCACGGTCTGGCCGAGGTTCCACTACTGCTTGAGGGCCTCACGCCTCTTTAGCTCAGCTTCGACAGCGGCCTTGAGGAAGTCTGAACGGTTCTCGCCCTCACGGCGAACGGCATCAATGCGGTCGAAGGTACCCTCAGGAAACCGGCCCGGCATCAAATCGAAGTTCAGCTTCGGTCGCCCCATGCGAAGCGCAATACCTGATATCTGATCACTCGCCAAACTGATATCTCCTATTGCGCCGTAACTGATATCTGTTATCTGTAAGTGATATCAGATACGGAGACAAGCAGATGCCCGCTCAATCTCAAACGCCCTCGGCTCGAGGTCCTGGTCATTGCGTCGATGATGCGGCGTGGGCCGAGTTCACCCGACAATACGCCGGGCGGCCACGTTCCTTCGGTCACATACTGAGATGAGGTGCAGGACCCTGACATTCTTGACTGCGGGTGCCATTATCAGGACCGTTGCTCATGCGACGAGTTCTACGCGCTCGATGAAATCGATGAGGATCCGGCATGACCCACGAAATAATGAACGACACAACGCCGACGTACAACGGGCAGCGCCTCAACCAAGGCTTGCTCACGCCGGGGCCGCAGTACGATGAAGGCTACGCGGTTCTCGCATGCGGCGGAACCGAGGTCCGGCTGACTTACACGATGCTGCAATACATCAGTGGTTGGATCGCCATGGGCGCTAACGGCGCGTCGGCGGCCATCCCACTCGACACCATTGGGGGGGTGAGACGCGCCTTTGACGCGATCACCGGTGAGGCCGCCCAAGGTGCCAGAGGGCCTGCATCGCTGCTGTAGGACCCCCTGAAACGACAAAAAGCCCGCCCCGGCGAACCGGAGCGGGCCATTGCCGACATAGAGGGGCCGAGGTTAACGCGACACCGCCGCGAACTGCTCGGAGTCTTAACCCGTATCGACGCCGCGACTATATCACAGAGCGGCCTGATAGCGGAACCTGACGGCTCGACGCTGGAAGGGTATCTGTACTGCTGATTCCCTTTGGGGGTGCGAATCCGCTCTAGTGCCCGTCCCGTAAGGGTTTGGAGGTGATGCGCAGCAAGCACCTCAGTTAGCCAGCGTTACTGGCGGACTGCCCTAACCCGGCTTGGGTCGGGTCTCCGGCGCCGGACAGTCGAGCCCCTTCATCCCCATCTCATCGAAGAAGCGGCACAGCCTCCCGACCTGAGCCCATCCGGCCTCGCCCCACGCCTCGACGGCGTTGTCGTGCTTTTCGCCGGCGATGCGGCTGGTCAGCACTTCGTCGGACGGCACCGGCTTAGGCAGGACCCTCAAGTCCTCGGCACGCGGGAGGGATGCGCCCGTCGTCCCGCAACTGGCGACAGCGGCGCCGCAGCTCACGATCATCAGGCAGGCCATCAGGAAGTGCCTCGGCAGCATGGTCTCTCTCCAGTTTCCGGTCGGTGATGGTGGTGGTGTCGGTCAGGTCTTGGTTGGCGGCCGTCTCCCGCCCGCTGGACGCCCTGCGCTCGTCTTTGGCGACCTTGACGGCCTGACGGTCGCGAACGCCCTCAGCGCCCCTGTGAGCGCAGTATCCGCCGAAGATCAGGAAGGCAGCTAGGACGGCGAAGAGCAGCCATATGCGGGGCGGGAAGGTGCGGCCGATGCGGAGGGCGAGGGCGATCATGCCGCGCGCCCCGTTTCCATCATGGTCGCCAGGCGCCGACCGCGATCCTTGACCTGTCCGATCCAGACGCCGTTGCCGCGCATGGCCTTGGCGGCGCCCGCGTAGTCGCCCTTCTGGATCATGGCGACGGTGTTCGGCCACTTCTTGACCAGGCCGTCAGCGCCAAGGTTGAAGGCGAGGTTCTGAACGACACGCTGGCGGACGGGGTCGAGGGTCCGCCACCAGGGGGCGTGGCGGTCGAGGTCTCGCTTGAACCGGGCGATGTCGTTGGCTTTCAGGTAGTCGGCCTCTGCGTTGGTGATGCCGCCACCCTTGCGCTTGTCGATCAGCCGGCCGATGCCGATGGTCCAGAAGCCGAGGCTGTCCTGATAGGCATGCAAGACCCGGCCTTCGTCGCGCTCTAGCTCTTTGATCAGCAGGGCGTCGTTAGGGTCTATGGGATTTCCCATGGACGTGTCGCGGGGCAGGGCGGCGTTGATGCGGTCGACCTCCGCTTGCGTCAGGCCGCGCCCGGCGATAGCGCGCACGGCATCGAACAGCGACTTGGACATGTCGGTCTCCAGTTCAGATTGTGGGGAAACGACCGCTATCGGCCGGCGTTAGATGAGAGCGCCCTAAAGCGGCTCTCGGCGCAGCGGTCCGCCCCGAACCTTCTTGCGATGGCTCAGGGGCGGGCCGCACTAGGGGTGCGCTCGGCGTGCGCATGTGCTTGAGTGTGGTGGCTGTTCGCTAGGGCGGCGTGACCCGGCTCCCCATTTGGCCCCCCTTACGGGTTGAGCCGGGTCTTCAGCTTTCGGCCGCTGCCTTGGCGATCTCGACCTCGGCCGCCGGTTGAGACGCAGCAGCCGCATCAATCGCCCGGTTCGCCATGTCTTGCTGGCCGGCGTTGACGACCTTGGCGAAATAGAAGCCTAGGATCAGCAGCATGCCGTCCTTGAACAGGCCCACAATGGTCTGGACGCTCTCGCGATATTCGGTCGGGATGTGCTGGCCGACGACCGCGATCATGGGCGTGTAGAGAAGGCAGCCCACGAGGAAGCCCAGGGCCAGGATCGTGGTTGTCTGGGGCATGGGCGGGAAGCGGATGATGATGGGCAGGTTCATAGGTGTCCCGCGATCTCAGTGATTTGGCCCACGCGGCCCATGGCGATGTTGCCGAGCTGGCGGTTTACGCCCTCCATCTCCCGCCCCATCTTGGTCAGCGCGGCGTTGGCGTGCTCCATCTCAACGGTCAGGCGTGTGACTTTGTCGGCGAGATCTTGACGACCCTCGCCAGCCTTCTCCACGGACATGACCCGTTGGGACAATCGCCCCATCCAGAAGGCGAAGGCCGCGGTCTGTAGGAAGAAGGCAAAGACGAGCGAAGCCACGCCTATCCAGGCGGACGCGGTATGCATGGGGCGAGCTCCGCCGTTTACAGGTGTGGAAATGGACGAACCGGGTTCGTCAGACGGGTTCAATCTGTTCCGGCGGCTCGACCGGCTCGGGCGTAGGCTGCAACACCGCCACCCGCGCCTGAGCCGACGACAGACCGGCCTCCATCGACGTGACGATGCGTTGAAGCGTCTGTTTCGTACCCTCTGAGCCCTGGGTGCCGAGAGGGCGGGCCAGATCGTCGACACTCGCCTCGCATGCGGTCTTGAGGCTGGCGAGAAAAGCCACGGCCACCTCGCTGCCCAATAGATCTGTGGCGGCTGTGGCGGATGGAAGGCGCGCCGCCTTGGCGGCTTCAGCAGCAGCTTTCATGGCGGCCTCAGCGGCGGCCAGCTTTTCAGCATCGGTCATCGAAATTGCCCCTTCCATCAACGCTCGGGCCGAACGCCTGGGCGGTCGCTGTCATCGGTCTGGCCTTGGCTATCGAGGGGCAAAGAAGCGCCGTTGTTGGGTCGACGGCGGGCGATGAGAACAATAGCTGCGACGATGATGGCGACGGCCAGGAAGGCGGCAGCATAGGCAAGCGTGTCCATTTGGGGTCTCCTTTGGACGGTTGGATTTAGAAAGACTGGGCCAGGACTTCGGCGATGCCGGTGTGGGTCTGGCCCGACATGGTGGCCGACCAACCCCAGACAGCGGTCTTGGAGGAAGCGGCACTCAAAGAGGTCTGCCAGGTCGCTGACGCCCCCCCGTTTGTTGTGCCGATGACCAGCGATGTGTCGCCAGAGATGTACCACCAGCGGTATTCGACCGTGGCCGTCGCGCCGATTGGGGTGATCACGACGGCGCCCGTCGTGACCGAACCCGCTCCTGAGCGCGAACCCGTAGCCCGCGAGCTGTTCGCCCGCGCCGAGAAGCCCGGCCCCATGTTGTCGAACACGTAGGGCGCCGACGTCATCCGGCCGTTGTAGCCGTTGGCCGGCGTCATGTCGGATAGGGCGATGCCGCTAGGCCCCCACCACTCTCGCAAGATGCCGCCAAGGCCAAACGGAGCGCCCTCTGCGCGAACATAGACATTTCCATCAACTTCGGTCTGAAACGTGTCTGTCACATCATCGAAGACAGTGTTGTCGCCGAAATATATCTGCTCCGCGCCAAGGGCGATGAAGCTGCCGCCGAGGGCAGACACCGCCTCAATGATTGCGGGTTTGCTACCAGTCGCCTCCGACTTGATGCGCCAAGAAGCGATGGCCTGCTGGTTCTCCAGATCGATGATGGCGAGAGACTGTTGGGTGACCGACGATGACAGAGCGTTAACTGACGCGTCTGACGAATAGATCGTGCAAACGGGGCCGGCCTCGGTCTTGGCCTGCCTCAGGTTGATGAAGCCGGCCGTTCCGCCTGTCGTGACCACGATGCGCGACCAAACGGCGGCCGTCGGCTTCGTGTAGCCTTCGGCCTTCCAGACCTTCCAGTCCGTGGTTTGATCGAGGGTCTGCCACGTCGTCTGGCTGAGGTAGTTGAAGGCCGCATCAAAGAACATGACGCAGGCCGCGACGTAGCCGTTAGACCCCATGCGATAGCCGATCTGGCTGCTCTGGATCGCTGGCGCGGACGAGGAGACCGGGGTCAGCGGCGCCTGCACATTCCGCACAGTGCCAGATGTCAGCTCGCCGTACGCAATCCAGCCGCCATTGAAGGACGAATAGCCCGCGCCGAAACCGGCAGGCAGTTCCCAACCTGCGGCTGAGCCCTGTTCGAAGTTGCCGTTGGGCGTCTGGTTGGGATTGATCGCCTGACGCGCCGTGAGCTGGCTGATCTCCTCGGCGCGCGCCATCGTCTCTGTCGCCAGAGCGTTTTCCAGATCGATGATGTCGGCTTCGGTGTTCGCGGTTCGGGCCTGCACCAGAGAGATGGCCTGAGCGTTGGCCTCGTCGCCGTCGATCTGCGCCTGGTTCAGTTCAAGGATGCGGCTGTTCAGGTTGGGTTGGCCGCCCCGCGCCGCCGCGATCTCCACGCCCTGCGCATCGATGTCGGCGCGAGCGTCTGCCACCAAACCCGAGACGTCGAAGATATCCCCGAAAGCCGTTGTGATTTGATCTTGAAGGCCAATGATGGTCGGCGCGACCGGCGACACATCGCCCGCGATCAACTGCCCGGCGAGATACGGACCGGTGATGGTTCTCGCCGAATAGTTCTGAGCCCGGATGTAAGTCAGGCCGATCCAGTAGTAGCGGTCCGCCTGCACATCGATGGGTATGGTCGAAGCTGTCGGAGGCCACGTCCCCGCGGACTTCCAAAAGGCGTCCTCGGGCGGCGCGTCGTTCGGATCAACGACAGCAGGGTCCTCCCAGTACTCGACCTCGATTGCGGTGGCGGTGCTGTTGCCGACCGCGCCGCTCAGATCAAAGCCAGGCAGGAGCGAGCCGCCGGTTGGAGGGCGCGGAGTGATCACCCAGTCGCCGGGCAGGGGCGGGGAGACGGTGTTGTCGGCGGGTTGGAGCCCCGGCGCCGGCGGCGGCGCGGCGGCCTGACCGAAGGCGAACGGGTACTTGCCGTCGCTCTCGGAGGCGAAGGTGACGTTGATGATGTCGTTCTCAAGGTCGGGATCGACGTTGAGCACGATGCACTTCAGCCCGTTCAGGACGGCTTCCGGCACCTCGAAGGTGAAGCAATCCCCGACTTCCAGATCGAGGTAATGGCGCAGCGGCGCGGTGCCGCGGATGCCTTCGCGCGTGTGGGCAATCTGCAGGGCGGCCAGCTCGCGCGCCTGCTTGGAGCCGGGGACGTAGTTGTATGCCAGCCCCTTTGATCGAGTGACCTCGACACCTTGGCCGTCTTCCTCGCGCCAGACGGACGATGTCACCTCATCGGTCGCGACCATCTGCCAGCCGTGGGCCTCCGACCAATACTCGGGCCGGATGGTGTTGATCCGCTCCAGCAACGACGTGGTCGTGTCGTATTCGATGGTGCCGGCCGTATCGTCAGCCGTGATCGTGACAACGGACGTTCGGGGCGCGGCGCGGTGCAGACAGCTGATCTTGCCCTGCCGCTCGGCGTAGATGCCGCCGCCGGCCTGCAGGAAGCTATCGAGTACGGCGCCCTTGCCTTGGTCGGCGTCGGGCCAGGCAGCGCAGGCCCAAGCGTTCTCGTCGAAGACATTGGCGGCTTCGACATAACCCGCGAAGTCGATCCCGTTAGGCGCGGCGCCGATGCCGCCGACTTTCATGGAGGCGTATGGGACGCCATAACGTTTCGGCGTGAAGCCCCGTGCCTCACCCTCCCATCGCCCGATGTTCCAGTTCAGGCCGTGGATGTAGGCGTTGGTCGAGTAGACCCAGGTCGTCGGGTCATCGAGGCGGCAGGGGCCTGATCCGCCAGGGAATGTGCTGTCGAAGCGAGGGTCGTAGCAGTAGATGCCCTCGATGTAGTGGATGCCGGTGGGCACCTTGCCCCTGAACGCAGAGCGTTTGGAGTTTTCGGCCAAAGTGTAGTGGTAAGCGGCCTTGCCGCTCAATTTGTAGCTCGCCCCCCAGCGAGGCATGACCGCGCCGTTTTTCTGGCCCGCTGGGGAAGGAAGGTACGATGCCTCGGGCTGCAGTCCGCGTTGGCGGACGAGGTTCATCTCGCCCGCGTACTCAGTGTTGGTCGCCATGCCGGAGCCGTTGAACGACACGAAAGCGTCGTCCGCCTTGAAGGCGACCCAGCTCTTGATCGGGCCAGACGCAGACATGACACCCACGAAGCCGACGTACATCTTGTCGGGGCCGTATGTGGCGTTGTGAATGATGTTTCCGGCGCCGCCGATCCGGCCGAAGGCGAACCGGTTGGGCGCGTTCGGGTCGGCATTCCACTCGACGGCCGTGCTGGACGACTTCACCTGAGGCTGGACGGCCTTGAACGCTTCGTTGGCCAGCGCGGCGGCGCCGATGATGTTCGCGGCGTTGAACGCGGCGACGGCCAGCGGCCCGGCGGCCACGACTGCGCTCGTCACGGCCGTGATGGCGGTGACGACCAGCGGAATGATCTGGGGCATCAGTCCTCGCGCTGGATCAGGTGTTCGAAGGAGGGGAGGTTCATCGGGCCGATTAGCTTCCAAGCAGCAAGATAGGCGGATGGGTCATCGACACGGCACACGGCGCCGACGCCATTCACGAAACCGATGACCCTGCCGTTGTCGAAGGCCACGGCCAGAGCGCAGCCGAAGGCGTTCGCGTCATCCGTCTTGAGGGCGATGATGTCGCCCGGCCGGGCCATGGCGGGCGGGATCTGACGACCGGGGAATGCCTCGTCGACGGCCTCGATCAGGGAAGCGAAGCCCAGCTTGCGCATAGCGCGCAGCCCACCGGCTTCTGTCGAATAGCGCAGTCCTTTGGTCAGGCTGACGCGCTTGCCCAGCTTGTGCGCCGAGTGACCCGCGAGCTTGATGCAGTCGCGGTTGGCCTTCGGGTCGTAGCTCTTGCCGACAAAGCGGTCATGGCACGCCTTCGCCGCGGTGGCGCGGCGCTCGCCGATAGTGGTCTTCACGTGCGCCACTCCATGGTTCGCGTAGCTTGGATGGCGTTGGAGACGTTCGCGTAGCCGTTCTCGCCGGGCCAGGTCCGGGTGTGCGCGACGTGGTTCTGGCGGTAGTCGGCGTTCGTCTCTTTCTGCAGCGATCCGTCGGTGATCAGCTGCATGGACATGGTCAGCGACTTGCCGGCCGTGACGGCGGGCTGATCGACCTGGCCGGAGAATTCTAGCTTGGGAGGGCTGACGAGAATGCCGGTCGCGCGATCGATGGCGCCGGTCCAGATCTTGACCTTGGAGCCCTGGATCAGGGGCGAGCCCAGAACCGAAGCGGCGACATCGTCTTTCGGCAGCAGGCCGAGGGTTGGCCGCGTCGTCTGATCGCCAGAGCCGTTGGTGACGCCGCTGACGGACGACAGCAGCCCATAGACCGGATGCTCGCCATAGTAGGCCTCGAGCCCTTCGCCGGCGTCGTAGATGGCGATGCCGCCGTCGGTCCAGCAGATCGGGCCGCCGGGCGCCGCGATCCTGAGGAGGATGGCGCGGATTGATACGGCCTTGCGCCGCTCGGCAATGAGGGCGGCTTCCATGGCAGCTCCATAGAAAAAGGCCCGCCGAAGCGAGCCTGTTCGAATTCTGTTCAGGGTGACTGGCAGGAAGCGGTGCCGCAGGGTGCCGCGCTTGGACAACCTTGGGGGAGGGCAGGATGCCGAGCGCATATCCCGACGACGTTTCGCCTCAGCTGACGAACGAACAAGTCGTGTTAAAACGGATGCTCTTCTTCGCCGCCGGTATGGAGGCAGTGGCGGAGCACTCTCTCATGGAGGCGCATGTCAGCCACCTCCTCACGAAACTGCTCGGTGAAAACCCAGGCGCCTCGATTGCCGTTTTCGAAGGGCTAAGCGGGGCGCAGGCTCAAGCAAAAGCCCTAAAGCGAGTGGCTGACGAAACCTTGTCCGAAGATGACAAGGGTCTTCTCGTGAAGATCATGCAGTGCTGCAAGGCCGCGTCGGTCTCCCGCGACGCGATCTCGCATCGCCTTTGGCTCTTGGATGACCAGTACCCTGACGCAGTGGTGCTCTACGAACCGGCGGCTATGTGGCGTCTCAGCGTCAAGAGCGAGGCGCTTAATGCTCAAGGTCCCGTTTCCGTGGACGCAGCGCGAGGCGTTCAAGCACAGATGCGAAAGGCTGCTCAGATATGGCGATTGGCTGACTTTGACCTGGCAAAACGCCAAGCAGGAAAGGCGGCCGTCGCACTGGTCGCGTTCGGTGAGGCCTTGGCTATGGGGACGACAAGTGAAGGCCGAGCCAAACGGCAGCAGATAGATGATCTTGTTGCAACCTAGGCGGCGCCAAAGACCTCAAGCACCTGACGCGTGATGCGAACGCAAGGCCATTCCGCCCACTCCGTTTGGCTGACAATCACATGGCCAGCGCCGTCGAAATAGATCGGTAGATCGCAGTCAAGTCCATGCTGGCCTGCCACTCGAACCAGGAGCGCCTCATACCGCTCAACGATCTCCCTAGCTTCGGCTTCGGTCATCAACCGCGCTCCTCAACGGAGAACGACAGCCAGATATGGCCGTCCTCGCGGATCGTGAAGACGTCCTCCTCGACCTCAGGGAAGCCCTCGATCTTCGGGTCCGCGATCTCGACCACGTCGTTGTTCAGGTGGTTGGTGCGGATCATCACCTCCAGGGGGATGGCGATGTTGCCCGAGCCGTTGGCGGTGGCGTCGGCGTCGGCGGCGTAGAGCCAGCGGCGGCCGAGCGTCACGATGCTGAAGAACTGGCCTTGGCGCACGACATAGCCCGGCGTCAGGCCCTTCAGATTGAGCGTGGAACCGAGCTGCAAGCCGCCGTTGATCAGGGGTACGCCGGGGTTGCCGACGTCGAAGCCGGGCTGAGGCATTCTCATCAGTACGGTGTCGGACCCGCTCATCAACTTGCGCCACAGCCGGGCGTCGTTCGGCTCCATCGGCGGCATGTTGAAGTCGACGCTGTAGTGGTCGCCCTTCCGATCGTTGCGCTGCCGGTTGTTGCCGATCAGCGACCGGACGTCGTTGCTGAGCCGCATCACGCCATAGGTGAAGGGCGAGCGAGGTTCAGGGCTGGTCGGGAGTACGTGGGGCATCAGACGGAGATCTTCCTGTTGCCGACTTGCCGATCGCTGAGGGTCTGGATGACGTCGCGCTTCGTGCCGGCGGCGGCGGCGGCGACCATGGGTGCGGCGACGCCGAACGCTTCCTGCTGCGCGGTGCGGGCGACGTAGGCGTTCAGGCCCTCGCGGTCAGCGGTGACGCGCACCTCCACCCTGGAGGCGATGGAAGACGCAGCTTGCTCGCGCGCCTGGGCATCCTGAGCTGTGTAGGAGCGCACCGCATCCGTGCTATGGTCGGCGCCTTCATCGCTAGAGCCGCGCGAACCGCCACCGCCGCCGCCCGCGAGCTTCACACCGATTGCAGCCAGCGCGGCTATGGTCGCAGCGCCTGCCACAAGGTTCATGGGGAAGGGCAGGGAGGCGATGGCGCGGGCGACCGCAACCACGCCATGCGAAGCGGCCTTCACGGCGTTCTGGCCAAGCGTGAGGGCTGTCTCCTGACCACCTAGCGCCATGGCTTGGATAGCGGAGGCCAGTTGGAACGCGCGGTAGACCTGCTCGACCGCCATGAGTGCGCGGTAGCCGTCGGACCCTTCCGCGAAGTAGCCGCGCGCCGCGCTGAGCATGTCGCCGTAGGCTCCGATGGTTGCGGACGCCCGATCACGTTCAAACATCGCTTCTCGTTGAGCCGTCAGTGTGCCGCGGCGAGCCATCTCGTCGCGTTGCTCCTGAATCTCGGCCAGACGACTATTCATGTCGGTCATGCGGCTCAGGACGCCGCCAATCGCCTCGCCAGCATCACCGAAGGCGTCAGCGAAACCGTTGGCGGCGTCGCGCATGATGTCGTCGGCTTGACGGGCCAGGTCTAGGGTGAGGCGCAGGCTGTCGTTGAACTGATCCTGACCGACGCGGAGCCCGTCTTGGGCAGCGGCTAGGTTGCCGGCCGCCTCCACGGCTGCGGCGTAGCCAGGGTCTCCGGCCTTCACTCCGCCCCGCTCCAGTTCCTGCATCTTCTGTAGGCGCGCAATAGCTATGGCTCGCTCAACGTTCGTCGCCGCAATGAGGCGCGTCTCCAACTGGATGACCGCCAAGGCCTCATCCATGCTGCGAGTGTTGGCGACCTCCGCCTTCATCTTGTCGATCAACAGGCGACCGGCGACCTCGACCTCGTCGTTCATGCCGATCTGTGCAGCTTTAAGTGCGCGCTGAGCGATCTCGTACTGCTTCGCCGCGATAGCGTTCATTCCGAGCGTCGCGGCTTGATCCTTCAGCGACTGGATGTAGCGTTCGATCTCATCCTGGAGCTTCTCCGCATCCGACTTGCCCTGGCGCCCCTTGTTCGGATCACCCGCTTCCTCTCGGGCCCGCGCCTGAGCCCTACGCAGCGCTTCGGCGCGGATCTCGCGTCCGAGCGATTGGATGCCAGCTCTGGCCCGATCAACCTCTTCAGATACATTCGCCTTCAGGCTCGCGCCTATGGCCGCCGTCGAGCCAGCGAAGCGCTGCTCCAACTCGGGCAGGTCCACAGTTCCGAGCTTGCCGATGGCCACGCCCGGAATGTTGTTGGCCAGTTCGATGAAGCCGTTGATGCGGCCAATGGTGCCGTTGATCAGGCTCTCGACAACCCGGAGCGCTGCGTTTGCCCCGTCCGTCATGATCTCGCCCATAGCGGCGGGGAACGAGCGCCAGGACTCGATGATAGTTCGGTACGCGCCGACGGCCACGCCGATCTGAAGCGCCCACCCCTCGACCCACATCTTGCTGATCCAGTCGAGAACCTCGCTGACCTTGTTGCCGAGCCAACCCAAGGCGGCGCCAATCGGCCCGTCCATGATGTGCTTACCGATCACGGTGAAGGTCGCCATGAACGTGTCGCCAAACGTCACGGTCTTCGACTTGACGCGATCAAGCTGCTCCTCTGTGAGGCCCATCCCTTTGGTGATGTCGTCGGGGATACCTTTACCCATCTCACGATGCAGCAACCCGAAGCCGGCTGCGACCGACCCGACCGCCAGTCCGATGGCTGCAAGCGGCAGAAGCAGCGGGGTCAGGCGTGCCATGATGCCGTCCATCACGGTCCTGAAGCTCCTCCCCTCGGCTGCCGCCTGTTGGAATACATCAGCAATCTGGGGGCCCTGCTGGATGAAGACCATAAAAGGATTCATGCCGCCGGCGAGGGAGACGCCAATGTCGGAGAACTGACGGGTGAGGTTCAGCCCCTCCAGCGTGGACTGGCGCATGGCGACCTGTTGGGTCCGCAGCACGGCGTCCTGCTGACGGACAGCAGCGTTCATGGTCGCGACGGCGGTGCTGGCGTTTCTGGCGCTGCTGGCTAGGGCGTCATTTGCGCTATCGGCGCGCATGGCCGAGGCCGTGAAGGAGTCGAGGCGTTGGTCGGCGATTGCCGCCTCTTCCGACGAAATGCGGATGCCCAACTCAGCCAGATCAGCCATCCGCGCCTCCCTTCTTCTTACGTTTGGCCAGGCCGCGCAGCATGGTGGCCACGCCGCCGCCGTCGCGCGCACTGATTTGGCTCGTGGGGTTGGCCTCGCCGAGCGCTACATAGCGAACGCGATCATCAAGACGGCGGATCAAACGAACCTCCCAGGCCGTGAGGCCGGCGAGGGTGGCGCGATTGAACTCAGCGATTTCAGCGTAGGTGATCGGCCCGATTACAGGCCCGACGGGGCGAGTGCCGGCCAGTTGCGAGAAGCACCACCAGACGTGCCGAAGCTCCTCGGGAAAGGGCGGCAGGGAGCGGCTATTCGCCTGCACCGCTCCTGCATATTGAATCAGGCCTTCGGCGAGGCCTTCAGCCAGTTTCCCCGGTCGCGCACGAACCTCTCAGCTTGGATGCGGAAGATGGGCACCTCGCGATACAGCAGTCGCTTATGCTCGTCGTCGCAGGGCCAGCTCTCGCCGTCGAAGACGATATTCGAGAACTCGGTCGTGGCCGCGCAGAGGAACGCGATGGTGTTGGACAGCGCAGACTCCGAATGAACCGCCGCAGTCGGCGTGCGCTGGTTCAGGAAACGGTTGGTCTGCTTATGCGAGAGCGCGGTAAGGGCGTCGCTGTCCTGGCCTATCAGCCACACGCCGACCGGATCGCCCTTGTCAGTGAAGAGGGGCTCTTCGTCGAGGCCGTTGAAATGGCAGAAGGCTGGCTCATTGGCGTTCGACGCCTTGAAGGCCGAAAGGTCCATGATGGTGTCCTGTCAAAAGGACGGCCGGGCGCGACCCGACCGTTAAGTTTAGGGGGGTGAGGGGTGGCGACGCTTAGGGTGTGGCGTCTTCGCTCGGCACTTCGTGGATGTCGGTGTCGATGGCGAGGTTGATCGTGCGCTTGTTGACGGCGTTGGAGGCGCCGACGTTGACGCGCTTCGACATGACCAGGGCGCCGAAATAGAATTCGCTGTCGGTGAAGTCTTCGCTCTCTGCGTCCGCCGCCACGACCTTGAACGCGTAGCGGAACTTGGTGCCCTCGGCGGCGATAGCGGCTTCTTGGCCTAGGTCGCCCGGAACGTTGGCGCAGACGATGGCGACGTCGCCGGCATCGCGCGCGCCCTTGCGCTTGCGCACGCGAGCCGCCGACAGGGACGTGAAGGTGATGGCCGAGGCGGAGTCGCCGAACTCGCCGATGCTTTCGACTTCAGCGATTTCAACCCAGCCGGTGAGGACGGAGTAGGTGGAGGTGTCGTCAGACGTGGCGACGGGGCCGATAAAGACCTTCGTGCCCAGCCCGTCAGATAGAGCGGCCATGGGAGGCTCCTTCAGGTGGTGATGAAGCCGGCGCCCATCTCGGCAGTAGGGCGGTCAGGGACGCTAGGAAGCGGTCCAGCTGATGGTGATGGGCGTCTCGGTGGAGACATCGCCCTTGATCGGTGCAGCGGCCCAGGGCTCGCGGTTGATGCTGACGCGCGTGGCCGGGCCGAACAGCTTGAGGCCCTTGGCAAAGTGATCCATGACCTGCTGGGCGGCGCGGCGCTGGACGATCAGCCCCTTGCCCTTGGGCCAGACGACGGTGATCTGCAGCAGGCCCTGGTCGATGCGGCCTGAGGTCAGGCCCTCCCAGAAGGGCGCGTTGCTGAACAGGTCCACGCGGAGATAGCGGCCGTCGGTCGGCGGGGTGAAGGTCACGTCCGGCATGGCCACCGGCATTTCCGGCGTCCCGACGTTCAGGGTCTCGCACCGGGCCAACAGCAGCCCGGCGACGATGGCAGGATCGGCCATGGCTTACCCCTTCTGGCGGGACTGAACGGAGGCTTTGGCCTTGGCGCACTCTTGCTCCACGACCTGGGCCCAACGTTGTGCGGCGAGGGCGACCCAGCGGTCGGCGGGCTGGCCTCTGGCGCCGTACTCGCGAGGACGGGCATAGTTGGCGGTGTAGACGACGGTGATCGGCTCGCTGATCTCGGCGCCGTTGATGACGAGGTTGATGGGCCCGGCGTCATACGGGAAAGCGGCGACTCCATCGGGCTTGAGGGTCGCGGGCGGAAGGCTGGATCCTGTCGTCGCAACCAGCGAGGCCCTCAGGAAGCCAGTGTCGATCCGAAGGTTGCCGCCCATGGATCTGGGCGTCTGCATCAGGGCGACAATCTCCTGCGCGCTGCCCCGATAGACGGCGTCGCGGCGGGCCTTCGTCTCCTTCACCCAGGCGCTGACCTTTGCGGAGAACGCGCCTTGGGCCATGCGGTCACTCCAGGTTGGCGTAGAAGTCGATGCGATATTCACAGTCACAGCGGCAGCCGACGATCTCGTCAGCGCCGGCGCCCATGCTGGTGTCCATCGGGAAGCGCATCAGCGCGCCGGACGGGCTGCGAAAGGCCTCGGCGAAGCGGACGCTCTCAGCGTTCAGGCTGCGGTGGGTGTGGCGGACGCGGAAGTCTCCGGCCGAGCGCCAGACCTTCGTGATGGTGTTCTCGGCGACCTTCCCGGAAGCGATGGCCTGCCGATACGCTTCGAACTTGGCCCGCTGCAGGGAGGTCATGGTCTCGACCCGACCGATGGTCTCGCCGCGCAGCTTGAGCAGGCGCCGTTCGTAGGCGGTCAGGGCCTTGGCGGCGATGGCTGGGTCGACAGTCTTGCCTTCGCGGATGGCCTTGGTGATCGATCGGTCGAAACGACGGTCGCGACGGGTGCGCGTCAGGTAGTGCTTGAGGGCCGTCGGATCGGCCGATGCCAACTCATCCCGAGCCGAAGCAACATAGCGTTCCTGCGGCACCGAAAGGCCAAGGACGCCCCCTTCGCGCTTGCCGGTCGCCCGGTTCACACGCCCGACGATGTCCAGGGCGGCCTGACGCGGATTCACGCCGCGCTCCATGGCCTCCGACAGGCTGGTGCGCACGACTTGGCGCTGCTCGGCAGACAAGCGGGTGATCAGGTCGGACGAATGGCGCGAGATCCAGGCCTCGGCCTCGGGGTTGCGGCCATCGAAGCGGACGACAAGGGCGGTCCCGTCTGGCCGGCGGGAAGGCATCAAATCCGTGGCCGCCTTGCCGCCCTCGGCATGGGCTTGACGCAGACGGTCGGCGATTTCGTTCAGCGCCTCGGGGTCGATGTGCAGGGCGTCGAGGGCGGCCTCAATGTCGCGGTTCTCGATGGCCGCCATGACGCGCTGAAACTCGGTATTGGAGCGCAGGTCGTCGAGCGCGCGGAAGAAGGCATCCGCGACGA